TGAGGCATTAAGTTGGAGTGAAAAAGTATTAAGACAAATAGACAACCCAGAAGAATTTAATTTTGAGGCTGTAATTAAAGAGGAAATCATTAAGGCAGAAATGTTGAAGATAAAATCCATAGGTGATAAAATCCAACATTTAACCACAGGTAAATCTATGGATGACACATTTAGTGACTCCAATATGGTAGTTGATAATTCTATGGTATTCTCACAGAAAAAAACCATATACCTAGTATCATGTAGCTCACAAAAATTAAATAAACCAGCTAAAGCTAAAGATTTATACACTTCACCTACTTTTGAAAAGTCATTAAATTATTGTTATTCAAAAGGTGCTACAGATAAGGACATTAAAATCCTATCAGGTAAATATGGTTTAGTAGATATGAATACTATTATCAAACCTTATGATGTCTATTTAGGTGATAAATCAGCTGAACAGAAAAAAGCATGGGCTGAGGATGTATTCAAAGTATTAAAAAGAAGATATGATTTAGAAACTACTAAATTTGAATTCTTAGCAGGAAATGATTATACTCAGTATTTAGAAGATATGTTACCTAAATCTAAAGATGTTTTAGAAGGTAAAAAAGTAGGTGAGAGATTACAATACCTAGATAAGTTTGCAGCATTAGATGAGCAACAAATTGTTATTGGTCCATTAATGAAACCTAATATGTTGATTCCTAGATTAGATGAGAATGGTGAGCCATACCAAGTTTACTTCACAGAAGATACTATCAAAAAGATTGCTTACAAAATGATTAAAGATAAACTCATTGATAAAGTTAATCTTGAACATAACAATGATGATACTGTAAATGCTTACTTAGTTGAAAGCTGGATTATTGATGGTGATAATGATAAATCTAAGAATTATGGATTTAACTTACCTCAAGGTACCTGGATGGGGATGTATAAGATTGAAGACAAAAAGATATGGGATGAATATATCAAATCAGGTCTAGTTAAAGGATTCTCTGTAGAGGGAATATTTGGACAATATGCTATGGATAAATGTAAAGTAGGTAAACCATGTGCTTGTGGTAAATCTGAATCTGGATTATGTGATGGTAGCCATAATAACAAATAATGGGAATCCTAGATAACATAACCCTAAAATATATTAGTAGAAAGTTCCTAGTATTTATTATTGGAACTCTACTTGCACTATTTGGTTCCCTGGATAGTCATGATTGGGTGATAGTTTCCAGCATCTATATTGGTTCACAAGCTATTGTTGACCTAGCTAAAATCTATAAAAGTAAATAACATGCCTATACCTAAACCTACCTCAACTGAGAGACAAGAAGATTATATAAATAGATGTATCCCAGTATTAGTGGAACAAGATAATCTACCTAGAGAGCAAGCAGCAGCTGTATGTTATGCTCAATGGATGAAGAAGTGATTCTTAGAAACTTTATTTCCTCTATCTCTCTATCTCCTCTTTCTTATATTTTTATTTCTTAGAGATACTATTTATTTCTTATTAGGGAGAAGTTATGTAAAATATCTTAGGAAGCCAAACTATTTTTCCATTTGCTAGGGATATTTTCTTGATATGTATGACATAGATGACACCATAGGGTGTCAATCTGTATTATTAACTATAATAAAATTCAAAAGTATGACTTCAAATGAATTAAAATCTCTTGTAAAGGAGTATTTCAATCTTGTTGAAGCTGAAGTATCTATGGAAACCACAGAAGAAACTTTTGGGGAGTTAAAGGACATCAATGGTGCATTCACCATTAAATTTCCAGGTGACTCATTACAAATTGGTGATAAGGTAACTGTTGTTACTGCTGAAGGTCAAGAAATGGGAGCTCCTGATGGAACCCATGAGCTAGAGGATGGCACTAAAATTGTTACTAAAGACTCTGTTGTTGAAGAGATCACATCAGCTAATGATGAGAAAGAAATGGCTGAAGAAGAGGTTTCTGAAGAAGTTGTTTCTGAAGAGGAAACAATGGAAGAAATTGTAGTGGAAGTAGAAGAAGGAACTCCTTCACTTGAGGAAGTTGTTAAGGAAATTGCTGAGGCAGTTGCTGAACAAATGAAATCAATTGAAACAAAGATGGCTAAGTTAGAAGCTAAAATGGCTAAATTTGAAGAAACTCCTGCTGCTGAACCTACAGTAACTTCAACAGGTAAAGAAATTAAATCTGGATTTTCCAAATTTGATGTAACAAGTGCTAAAAATTCCAAAGACATGGAGTTGGCATTAAGAATGATTAAAAAAAATAAAAAATAATAAACTATTATGGCTTTAGATGTATCAGCTCTATCAGACTTTAACAATGAAGTTGCTGGTGAGCTTATTGTAAAATCAGTATATGGTGGCTCCACTATGGAGTACATTACTGTTAAAGAAGGTGTAAAGTACCAAGAACCAATCAACTTGATGGAAGTAGATCTTCAACTTCAAGGTGGTACTTGTGTTAGCACTCCTTCTGGCTCTCTTACTTTCACTCAAAGAGACATCACTGTATGTCCAAGAACATCATTTGATGGTATCTGTTTGAAAGATATGGATAAAAAATACTTAGGTATTGCAGATTTGGAACCAGGTTCATACAATGAAACATTTGCTCTTGTTAGCAACTATTCTGAATTGTTGGTGAACAACTTCCAAAAGAAAAATGACCAATTCCTATGGCAGGGTGACCAAGCAGGTTGTGATGCAGCCTATGGTTTGGAAACTATCATCTCAGGTTCTACTGCTGGTGTTGTTGTTCCTGTTGGTTCAGGTTCATTAGCTATCACTACTACCAATGCACTTGATGTAATGGATGATATGATTGCTAACTTGTCAACAGATGTTGCTGACAGACCTGATCTTACCTTCTTTATGGGTGTAGATGATTTTAGAAAGTATATTGTAGCTCTTAGAACTGCAAATAACTTCTACTTTGATCCTGCATCAATTGAGAACAGAGGTGGATTGTTAGAAATGATGTATCCTTTCAACCCTAATATTAAGGTTGTTGGTACTGTTGGTTTGAATGGTTCTTCAAGAGTAGTATTAGGCCCTGCTAAGCAGATTGTTGCTGGTACTGACTTGATGAGTGACTTCTCAGAATTCCAGTTGTGGTATGACATCAACAGTGATCAATTGAAGCACAGAATCTCAACTAAATTAGGTGTAAACATTGCATACCCTGAGTTTTGGGTATCTAATGACCAATAAATTAACCCTTAGTAAAGGAGGGGCTTTATGCCCCTCCAATATTAACTAATAAACCAGATAATTATGTCAACATGTGATATTACTTCAGGATTTACCCTAGGTTGTAGAGACAACACAGGAGGTATTAAGAACCTTTATATCTTATCTGGTTCAATTGACACAGTCACTGATGCAAGTGAGGGATTAATTTCAGGTATTACTGGATCAGGTGAGTTCTTTAAGTATGAATTATTTAGACAAACAAGTGATTTCTCAGAAGCTATTTCAGCTACTCCTGAGAATGGAACTGTTTTCTATGAACAAACTGTGAATGCAGTGTTCTTCAAACTCCAAAGCTCAACCAGAAACCAAATTAGAGTATTAGCCAAAAACCCAGACTTAAAAGTTATTGTTGAAACAAACAATGGCTCTGAAGATGGTGTTGGTAAATACTGGCTATTAGGTGAAAACAATGGTATGCAACTTCTGTCAGGTACAGGAGCTACAGGAACTGCCTTTGGAGATCTTAATGGATATACTCTTGCTTTCACTGGTCAAGAACCAGAACCAGCTTCTGAAATTTCAGGAAGCTTAGTTGGTGCTTTGGATGGCATCACTTTAGGATAATAAATTCAATTTAGGAATGGGGTTGTGTCTATGGCACAATCCCTAACCTAGTTTTTATACAGATATGCTACAATTCAATAAATCACTTGCTACCAATACAAATGCTGTGTATCTTGACACTGTAAACACAGGTTCAGGATATTATAATGATTTAGTAGTTGCTTATTCTCAATCATATGACCAATCCAATGGTACATTTGAGGTTTCACTTTATTCATCTCCTACCCAATATAATAATTGGTTAGTATTTCAAAATAGTGGTTCATTAATCCCAGTACCAACAGGACAATATGATGTTCAATTATTTACAGGCTTATTTACAGATGCTATTTGGAATCAAGTAGCTACAGCTTGGGATAGTTATGATGAAGTATGGGATACAGCAGGTTATTTAGTTCCAGATACTTTACTCTATAGTGATAGAGCTTGGGTTTCAGGAAGTAATAATAGTAGTATAACTCAATATGTATCACCAAATGAAAATGGTACTTATATAACATATAATGGATAAATTAAAATTCTCATCAATCAAAAAGGAGTTCAGTCAGAGAGTATCTGTCATTGAGAAAAAGACTGACAAATATGTTAAGTTTGGAGAGTATAATAGCTTCCCAAATGATTTGATCCACCTTTACAATAATAGTTCTATTCACAATACTTGTATCAATGCAATTGTTGAGGGAATTAAGGGTGAGGGTTTAGTATCACAACCTGATTTTGTTACTGATATTGCTAATGCAGATGGTGAATCATGGAACTCCATTTATAGTAAATTAGCACAAGATTACAAGTTGTATGGTGGATTTGCTATTGAAGTTATCTGGAATAAATCCAGAACTAGACCAGTAGAATTCTATCATATAGATTTTAGCTATCTAAGAGCTAAAGAAAAAAATTACAGAGGTAAGATACCTGGATATTATATCTCTGATGAATGGGCAACTAACTACAAATATGGACAACAGAACATTGAGGATCTACCATATTTACCTTGTTACAACCCTAAAACAGCAATGGCTGAACCTAAACAAATTTATGTTTATCAACCATATGCTCCAGGACAAAAATACTATCCTCTACCTGATTATGTAGGTGCTTTAAGAGTGATAGATCTTGATATGGAGGTAGATAATTTCCATCTCAATAACATTAAAAATGGTTTAGCACCTTCTCTCTCAATTACTACATTTACAAATGCTAATGAGGAGGAAAGACAAGCCATTGAGAATATGCTTCAAAATCAATACAGAGGAACTGACAATGCTGGTTCATTAATGTATATTGATGTTGATTCTCCAGAGAATGCTCCTGTGATTACTCCTATCCCACAGAATGGAGCTGATGATTACTATTACAATGTAAATGAAATGGTAACACAAAAGGTATTGACTGCTCATAGAATTACCTCACCTATGATTTTAGGTATCAAAACTGAAGGCCAGTTAGGAGGTAGAGCAGAAGTAATTGATGCTTATTTACTATTTGTAAACACAGTTATTAGACCATTCCAACAAGACATTTTGAGTGTCATTGAGAAACTTTTAGAAGCTAAATACCCAGAATTTGATATTTCAGTTGGTGTTCAGCAGTTAAAATTATTTGCTGATGGTGAAGAAGAAGTAGATGTAGTTACTTCCTCAGAAGCAGAAATAGGTGAGGATAGTGGACTTGAAGCTGAAATTGAACAAGCTGATAAAGAAGCAAATGGTGAAGTGAATGGAACAATAACAGAATTACCCTTAGCATAATGACTACAACTTTTATAATTTCAGAAGCTAAACTAAGACAGTTCACTGATATTAATGACTCATTAGATACTGAGTTGTTAAAAAATGCTGTTAGAGAGGCTCAAGACATTTCCTTACAGAGAATTATTGGTACTAAATTATATCAATCTATTTTATCACAAATTGATGCTGGTCCAACATGGACTAATAGCAATTATGAGACATTAGTAAATGATTATATACAGGACTTCTTGCTCTATGCTGCTTATTATGAAGCACTAGAGGCCATTTATTTAAGACCTAGGAATAATGGATTACTTACACCAACAGGAGGTGAGAATTCAATCAATGCAGACAGAACACTTTTCAATCAAAAGAGACAAAGTGTAGAAAATAAGATGGAATATTATGCTGATAGATTATCTTCATATATTTCAGAAGAACAAAATTTATTTCCAGAGTTAAACCAGAATAATAAACTTTATGAGCAGTGGCCTGATTATGCTTCTCAGTATAGAAGTCCTATTGTATTTAATTATAAAGGTAAAAAAGGTGTTAACTACCAACAAGCAAAAGAAGCAGGATTAAGAATCACAGATAGTAAATACTCCCAATTTCCTTGGGGCTCTAATATAGAATAAAAATGGGTAGAAATTTAGGACCATTAAACATTAAAGACTCTTATGAAGGTTTAGTACAAATCTCAGGGTCAAATCAACTTACAGATGGTAGTGGTAGTTTAATTCCAAGTTTGGATGTTACTTCATCATATGCCTTAACAGCAGAACTAGTTGTAAGTGCTTCATATGCTGCAACATCTACATCTGCCTCACATAGTGAAATAAGTGATTTTGCTTTTAATGCTACATCAGCATCCTTTGCTACAACAGCTTTATTAGCTACTTCAGCTTCACATGCAGTATCAAGTGATACAGCAGTAAGTGCTTCATACTCATTAACAGCCTCATATGCTGAAAATGTTGAGCCTATTAATACAGGTAGTTTTTATATTTCAAGTAGTATAATTGATGCAACTATTACTTTCACACAAGGTGATGGTTCAACAGAGGTAGTTGAAGTAAACAATGTATCTTCCAGTATTTCTGCATCCTATGCATTAGCTGCAGATACAGCAATATCATCAAGCTATGCTTTAACAGCCTCTTATGCTGAAAATGCTGGTGGTGGTGGTGGAACCTTACAAGAAACTTTATTATTAGGTAATAGTGCCTCTATTGATATTATTTTAACAGGATCTTATTTAAGATATAGTGGTTCATTTAGTGGTAGTGTTATTGACAACATTACAGACACCTTTACCTCAACAGAGAAAGTTCAACATATTATTACTTTAACTCAAGCAGAATATAGTGGTATAACTCCAGATGCAGATACATTTTATGTAATTTCAGATGCTCCTTCATCATTGATTACAGCCTCAGCAGCAGGTAATGTTATCACATTTACTAAAGAAGATACTTCAACCTTTCCAATAACAGTTGAGGCTGGTAAGTTTAATGATGGAGCAGGTTTAGAATCCCTTGTTGGACAAATGGCAAGT